ATCGTTCTATGGCATGGGGGTACATCGTTAACTATTATTATCATCCGCGATAGCGGATGGTGTATATAACATTAGAAAGAATATTCTTTGATTAAATCGCAATCAGATTGAGTAAAAATGGCTAAAAAATCTCCCGTGAAGACAATTACCGACTCCGCCAATGGTGTAATTGCCTCCTATTCTCCCAAAGACGCCCAAAGTAAGCAGCTTGCCCAAAAAGCCCTAGCGGCTTATAGCGGCAAATATCAAGCACAGGGAATGAGGGACACTTGGAAGAATATCGCGCCGCACATATCGGTTCGAGAGGAGTTTACGCGGGGAGACTACGAGTATTTTCGACCTAGCGAGGCTATCTCCAACCGCCAGCAAGAACTTATCTCTTATTGTATGGAGGCTTATCGCAAAATAGGAATAGTGCGCAATGTCATTGACCTGATGGGTGATTTTGGTTCGCAGGGGATAACGCTCAATCATCCCAACCCGCGAATACAGGACTTCTATAGGAAGTGGTTTAGCAAGGTAAAAGGAAAGGATCGCTCCGAAAGATTTCTCAATCTATTATATCGGTGCGGTAATGTGATAGCCCGTCGAAGGATTGCCACCATTGGTCCGCTGGGAAATCAGCGATTTACCGCCCTTGGTGATAAGGTGCCCACCGACGGGACAATGCCTGAAAAACTTACCGTGAAGGCGGGCGACATACCATTCCGCTATACCTTCCTTAATCCGTTAACATTACAACCTATTGGTGAATCTCTAGCACAATTTATAGGTGCGGTTGGATATGCTCTTAAGTTGCCCCCAAAACTTGTCAATACGATTAATTATCCCAAGAACGCCATTGAGAAGAGTCTTGTTGAGAGTTTGCCCACGGATGTTATAGCTGCCGCTAAATCTTCAACGAAGTTATTGCCCCTTAACAACCGCCAACTATTATCTTATTTCTATAAAAAAGACGATTGGCAAATCTGGGCGGACCCGATGATTCGGGCAATTTTGGACGACCTACTTTTGTTGGAAAAGATGAAGTTGGCAGACCTTGCCGCTCTCGATGGTGTTATCTCTCAAATCCGCATATGGAAGTTGGGGCATCTCAACGACGCTCATCCAGAGGCAAGTTTCTTTCCCACGGCGGGCGCGATTAGTAAGTTAAATGACATCTTGCTGAGTAATCCTGGTGGCGGGGTTTTCGATCTTATCTGGGGTCCAGACATTGAGTTAGAAATATCGGAAACCAATGTCCACCAATTCTTAGGACAAGAGAAGTACGCCCCCACCCTTAATTCTATTTATGAGGGTTTGGGGGTGCCGCCAACCCTTACGGGGTCGTCCAGTGGCGGCGGAATGACCAATAATAACATATCGTTAAAGACGATGATTCAGCGGCTAGAGTATGGTCGTGCTATTTTGGTTGATTTTTGGAGTGGTGAGATTGAATTAGTTAGACAAGCGATGGGATTTCGTTTGCCCGCCA